CGTAAACCTATGCCAAATAAAAAACAAAAATTGGGAGTAGAAGTACATTTTTTTGGTCAACACGACCGCGAGATCCTGGCAAAAGGGAAAGCGAATGAGGAAGAGGACGCGGTCGATGCGGAAGAAGAACGAGCCGTAAAAAAGAGACCATTGCCTTCTGCTGTATTGATCCGCGACAGTCGTGCCGTAAAAAAGATTGATCGAAATGCCATCCTGGCAAAAATGTCAGTCATGGATATAGTAAAACCCAAAGAAGTTGCTAAAAAAGCGGTCGTGTTGAAAGGTGATTTTCAAGAAGAGACGGGCAACGTCGCGAAAAAATTACCAGGGGTCTTGGTTATTCAAGAAGAAGGCGAAACAGATGTCTCTGAAAAGGAAGTTGTAGCGTCCAAAGAAAAGAAGGAGGAAGCTGAGGCTGCAGAAGAGGAAGCAGCGGAAGCTGATGAAGAGGCTGGTGAGGAGGATTCGCCAGCTTCCGCTGCTAAGCAAGACGAAAAAGAAGACTGGGAAATCGAATTGGAAAAAGAACGCGAATTGGCAGCTGCCGCAAAACCAGCACCAGTAAAAGGCGGTCCAACCAAGAAAAAACGAATCATCGTCAAAAAGGGGGATCCTCTCATTATTATTGGTGGACCGATTGATAATGCAGGTGAACTCCGTATGGCCGAGCGTCTTCCACCACCCGAAAAACTCGTCGTCAAAACGTCACCCTATTACATGAACAATCGCAAGTTGTTTATCCAAAAACTGGCCGATTTGTTTGCGCCCTATAAACGCGAATTGGCCGACGAAGCATCTGCCGAAGTTTCCTGCGAAACGCGCGATAGTGGCCCCAATTTCGAACTCTTGATGCATCAGCGCGTGGTCCGTGATTATTTGAACTTGTATTCACCCTATCGCGGTCTCTTGCTCTATCACGGCCTGGGATCAGGCAAAACGTGTACGTCGATTGCATTGGCCGAAGGCATGAAATCACACAAACGCGTCTTTATCATGACCCCGGCATCGCTCAAATCCAACTTTTTTGGCGAATTGAAAAAGTGCGGCGATCATCTCTATAAACGCAACCAGTTTTGGGAATTTGTTTCGACCGACGGCCGTCCCGATTTGGTTCCTCTATTGTCGCGCGCACTTTCGATTCCAGTGGACTTTATCAAAGACAAAAAGGGCGCATGGCTCGTTGACGTGACAAAAGAGGCCAATTTTGCGGAATTAGAATCCACCGAACAACGCGACGTGGACAACCAGTTGAATCAGATGATTCGCGCCAAATATACGGATATCAACTACAATGGTTTGAACAAACGGAAAATGGATTTATTGACGGGCGGGTTTACACGAAACCCCTTTGATAATGCCACTGTCATTATTGATGAGGCGCACAACTTTGTCAGTCGCATCGTGAATAAGATCAAAAAACTCGACTCGATATCATATAAATTGTACGACTATTTGATGAGCGCGACCAATGCGCGGATTGTCCTGTTGACGGGAACGCCTATTATCAACTACCCCAATGAAATCGGCATTTTGTTTAACATTTTGCGGGGGTATATCCGTACGTGGACGTTTCCAACACGTTTGCAGGAGAAGGAGGGTGTCAAGTTGAATCGCGACTCTGTCTTGGAATGGTTTGATCAAGCCAAGTTTAAGACGTTTGATTATGTGGATTTTAGCGGCGATAAACTCATTATTACGCGCAATCCATTTGGATTTATCAATATGAAAAAACCGGGAGTTGCCAAAGGGCTGGTCAAAGGAACGGAACGTGAGAAAAAAGGCGGGGACAGGGACAGGGATAGTGATAGTGATAAAATCCGTGATGAAATCGGTGTTACCGGCATGGTAGCCGCAATGTTTGATGGTGGTAAGGCAACCAAGAAACGTTCCACAAAAATTGATAAAAAGTTAAACCAAACAAAGAAGGTTCCGCGAGGCCTCGTGCGCATAGAACATGATGTTGAAGAGAATTTTCCGGAAAACTCGGAATTGTCCGAGATACATCGTGATCATGTGGGATTCAATGGCGAAAATTTCGGTACTCATACCGGTGGTGCAGGCGAATTTGAAAAATACAACGGTGTCAAACTTGACAATACAGGAAATATGACGGACCAAGACTTTGTCGATACAGTGGTCCGGATTTTGGCGGACCATGGCGTCGAGGTCCCTGTCCAGCGAATTACGGTGGAAAATAACAAGTCTTTGCCCGATGATTCCAAGGTATTCTTGGAAATGTTTATGGATTCGGATAAAAATACGATTAAAAACGCAAACCTGTTTAAACGTCGTATTTTGGGTCTGACCTCTTATTTCCGCAGTGCCCAAGAACAATTGTTGCCTCGATATATTAAAAATGCGGAAGACGGGGTATTTCACATTGTTCCATGCGAAATGAGCGAGTATCAGTTTGGCATGTATGAGAAAATTCGAAAAGAAGAGAATGATAAAGAAAAAACGGCGAAAAAGAATCAGCGCAAACAGGCACAAAAGGCTGCGGCCAAGGGTCCTGGTGGTGGCGAAGATTTGTTTACTATTTCGTCGACTTATCGCATTTTTTCGCGTGCTTGTTGCAATTTTGCGTTCCCTACGCCACCTGGACGACCCATGCCGGAGAAGGGCACTAGTGCAGGCGTCGATTCCGACGAACTCGATGCTAAAGCCCTTACTAGTTCTGAAGAACTCGATGAAACTGAATTTGATGCCGTCCCCATCGACGATCGCACACTCGTCAATGAATATTTATCCGAAGAAGACGTCGAAGAAATGAAATCGTCCGAAAAAGAGCCCCTCGATTACAATAAACGTATAGCCAAAGCTTTGCAATTATTGAAATTTAACCCCGCCAAACCAAGAGAAGAAGAATATTTGACGAAAGAGGCTCTCCGCACATATAGTCCCAAATTCTTGGAAATCTTGAAACGAGTTTCGGATAAAGAAAACGTCGGCCTTCATTTAATCTACAGTCAATTCCGCACCTTGGAAGGTGTCGGCATCATGAAATTGATCTTGGAAGCCAATGGATGGGCCGAGTTCAAACTGAGAAAATCGGGTGGCGGCGATGCAGCATCTTGGTCCGTCGAAGACAAAGAAGGCGATGAAGGCAAGCCGCGATTTGTCCTTTATACGGGCACAGAGACCATTGAAGAGAAAGAGATTATCCTCAATATATACAATGGCAAATGGTCGAGTGTCCCCACTACCATTACCGATCAACTGCGTGAACGGGGCATGGAAACCAATCTGCATGGCGAAACCATCAAGGCTCTTATGATTACGGCATCGGGCGCCGAAGGTATCAACTTGAAAAACACGCGGTTTGTTCACATCGTAGAACCCTATTGGCACATGGTCCGATTGGAACAAGTCATTGGTCGTGCGCGCCGCATTTGCAGTCACGAAGATTTGCCCGAAGACGAGCGAACGATTCAGGTTTTTTTATACTTGTCCGTTCTAACCGAGGGTCAGAAGACGGATGAAAAACACAAGGAACTGCGATTGCGCGATGTGAGCAAATTGGACGGCAAAACGCCTGTGACGACGGACGAATCCTTGTACGAGACCTCGACCATCAAGGACGGTATCAATCAACAATTGTTAAAGGCCGTCAAAGAAACGGCGATTGATTGTTCGCTCTATGCCAAAGGGAACAAGGATGAAACACTGGTTTGTTACGGCTTTGGAAAAGTGGAGTCGAATCGATTTTCGTCGTATCCGACACTAGAGGTCGATGCAGCAGAAAAAGATGAGATCAATGAGCGCAAAGTGGTGGTGAAAATGGCTAAAATAGAAATCCGTGGTACGACCTATGCCCGTGATAAAGCGACGGATTATATTTATGAATATGCGGATTATGAACGGGCGAAAAAAACGGGCGAGGATTTGGTTCCATTGGGGAAATTGGTGAAAGAAGGCCGGGCTTTGAAAGTGGTGGCCGTATAATGAAAACAATGTGTATGTAGAAATAGACTATCATTGATTTCTACATAATAATTAGTGCGTATTGTTGTAGATAATTTTATTGGTTCTCCGTATCAATCGACCTTTTCTATTCTTTGACGATATGCTATTTTTACGACTGTCTTTACTTTTGTAATTATTTTTTTTATAACTACGAATATATCTCGATCCTATAAAATATCTTTGAGGGGCTGATGTTAGAAAAGAAGAAGTATATCGTGTTATGTCATGAGGTAATTTTATTTTTTTACCATGTGCTAACATTTTTAAACTTTTTATATATTTATATTCTTGGAATTCACGAATCTTATTTGGTGAAATGTTTGCATTAAGTGCATCACGTATAAGTGTTTGATGTTCATGGTTTTTACCAAAAGTGTAAATATTCATTTTGTAACTATACGGGCGTTGATGATTTGTGAAAAATAAGCTATCTTGATAACATGGTCTACCTCGTGTTTTTTCCCACACAAATGGGGTTGTTTGACATTCCCATAATTTTATGAAACAAAACACGTTTTCTTTTATAACTCGTATACTTCTATCACGTTCTCCATCATATTTGCATACAAAAAAATCAATCCCATACCTTCCACCCATTATTGAACACCCCGGAATGCATTTACCGTTTTTGCAACATTCATCGTCTACAGGGGATTCGTCCGGTGTTATATTTACTAGAGGCGCCATTGGAGATGTATCTTTAAAAATCATATAAAAATCACCTATAACTAGATCTTCTTTGCTAGTAACTAAAGAAAAATCTTCTATATGTTGAAACAATGGAATTTGATCGTTTGTTGTCATGATGATTCTCTACACTACACTATCTATGGAATAAAATTAGCGATATATATATTTTTTATGAAACACGATATAGAAACAATGACCTACATACAAAATACAAACGCACATATTGTGATTTTTGATAGATATGGACGAATCACAAAATGTCATGACCATCCGAACGGTGCAGATTCAGCCGATTCGAAACATGATTACGGCTATCAAAGATATTCTGACGGATGCGACCATTACCTATACAAAAGAGGGCCTAAAGATCATCAATTTTGACAAGACGCATACTATTTTGGTCAATGTCGTTCTCTATGCACACAAATTCGAACAATATACGTGCATTCCCGACAAGATCATTGTTTGTGCCAATACGCTGCATTTGTTCAAGGTGATTTCCACCATGTCGAATGATGATACTTTGTCGATGTATATCGAAAATGCGGATTATCACGAGGGAATTGTTTCACATCTTGGCTTGCAATACGACAATGGCGATATCAAACAGTGCTATAGTCAAAAGTTGCGTTTGATTGAACCCGACGCGGAAGAGTTGGTGGTGCCCGATGTGGAATATTCGACGGTGATTCATTTGCCTACGGCGGATTTTCAAAAAATCATTCGCGATTTGAATGGTATTTCGGACAGGATTGAGATCAAGTCGGTAGGGAATGATTTGATTTTTTCGTGCGAGGGCAATTTCGCGACGTCGCGCATTTATCGTTCCGAGTCGGATGGATATATGGAGTTTATTCAAAAACCCAATGCGTCGGTCATTATCCAGGGCGAATTTTCGCTAAAGAGTTTGAGCCATTTCATTAAATGCACGCCCTTGTGTAGCCATTTGGAGATGTATTTGGGGAATGATTTGCCGCTCATTGTCAAGTATGATGTGGCATCGTTGGGGGAGATTAAATTGTGCTTGGCACCTTTGCCGCCTTCGTAAAACGGGTAATAAAAACAATCAAAACAATCAAAACAATCAAAACAATCAAAACGACGAAAATAAAAACAATATGTTTGTCTTTGTAAAAGATATTGTTATTTTTGATAGAAAGACATCTAACATCTACATTTCCATTTATTACATTTTACACACCATAATTGGTTATTCTTTTGAAGTATATATTTTGGGGTTTCGCAACAACATATACTACCTTTTGCGATACCACACATACACTCTTGTTTTCGTTCAGTTTCAATGCGATCGTACTCGCGTTTTGCATTTTCTTCTTCCTCTTTCCTTTCCGCATTTTCACGAGCAATTCTTTCTTCTTCCTCTTTCTTTTTCTTATCGTTTATTCTTTCTATTTCGGCTTGTACTCTTCTTTCCTCCTCTCTCTTTTTCATGTTGCTTATTCTTTCCATTTCGGCGCGAAATCTTCGTTCTTCTTCCTGTCTCTTTTCTATTTTGGCTCGAAATCTTCGTTCTTCTTCCTGTCTCTTTTTCATGTTGTTTATTCTTTCCATTTCGGCTCGAAATCTTCTTTCTTCTTCTATTCGTTTTTCTTCCTTCTTTCTTTTTTCGTTCATCATATGTTTCTGTATTTCTTCGTACAATACGTGTAAATAGTTCAAATCATACTTTTCTAATAAATCTTTGATATTATCTAGTATTTTTGCTAGATTCACCATATCATTTTTGTGTTTTACATACTCATTTTGAATCCGCTGTATTAATTGCATTTGAATATGTTTTGTATATTCCAAAATATCATCTATTATTTCATATTCACCCTTTGTCATTAGTATATCTTGAAATACCTCGCGTAAAAGTGGGTTGTCTATTGGTTTTTTTGATAGACCAAACTTTTTGAAACAGGTGTCTCCAACAATGATAAGATATTTGGTATATGAGTTGTACATATAATTGATACTTTCGATTTTATGCTGACATATACATAAAGATCCTTTCCTTTTGTCCTTCTCCACAAAGAGCCATTCCTTTGCTGCACATTCAATATTCTTGCTTCTAGATAATTCCAACAAATGTTGGTCAAATTTATACTTTGCACGTTTCTGAGCGACAGGTTGCATCTTTTATTACGTATTATTGATACTATTCAATTTATTAATACAAATAGAATCAATTTTTTGTTATTATTTGCGACAACATTCCTTTGTCATTTTACGCGTCGCATTTTTGGGCGACCCTTTGCTCCAACACCAAAATCCGCGTTTGGGATTGATACAGCATGTTTCGCGTTTTCCCTTTACGAAACGACACCCCTTTAACGGGCGCATCGACCATTTTTTCTGTGTCTTTGATTTTGCCATTGTGATAGATATATACTTTGTTGATAAATAAACATTGTGTTATTATATAATGTTTATTATTTCAGGCGCGAGCTCCCGACTCATTGTCGTCTCGTTTTTCGTGTATTTATTCGTCAACCTTTTTGAGAATCTGATTCACTATAACATTGGTAAATTTAGTAATAAAGAAACAAAATTCGATCTGCCGAGTAAAACGGATTGGATAAAAATAGTAGTAGTGATGTGTGTATTTGCTTTGCTACAAGGATTGTTGACATATTATTTTACATCTTTGCGACGATAAACGGTTTTTCTAGAACATCTCGACTTTCTTCTGATGCGTCTTGTTTTCTTGTGTGACTTTCCTCCTTTTGGTGACTTTGGTGGTGGTGGTGGCAATGGTTGCACTAATGCTATAAGTTCGCTATATATAGATTCATTGCCAAGTGGAAATATATCATTGCGTCGTTCAGCTAAAGAAATAACATGTCTAAAACAATCTAACTTGGCTGGCTCGTCAGCGCCCCCATCTATCAAGAGCCTTATTAGGTGCACATTTTCTTTTCGACAAGCCCAGTAAAGAGGAGTCCTTACAGCATTGTCCTTGCTATTCACGTCAGCGCCCCTACCTAACAAGAGCTCTGCTAAGTGCACATTGTTATTATAACAAGCCCAGTGAAGAGGAGTCCATCCAGCATTGTCCTTGCTATTCACGTCAGCGCCCCTACCTAACAAGAGCTCTGCTACGAGCACATGGCCATTTTGACTAGCCAAGTGAAGAGGAGTCCATCCATCATTATCCTTGCTATTCACGTCAGCGCGTTTGGACAACAAGAACTCTGCTACGTGTACATGGCCATTTTGACTAGCCAAGTGAAGAGGAGTCCATCCATCATTGTGCTTGCTATTCACGTCAGCGCCCTTGGACAACAAGAGCTCTGCTACGTGCACATCGCCATATTGACTAGCCAAGTGAAGAGGAGTCCATCCATCATTGTGCTTGCTATTCACGTCAGCGCCCTTGGACAACAAGAGCGCTGCTACCTCCACATGGCCCTTATCACAAGCCAAGTGAAGAGGAGTCGATCCATTATTTCTCTTGGTATTCACGTCAGCGCCCTTGGACAACAAGAGCTCTGCTACGTGCACATGGCCATTATAACAAGCCCAGTAAAGAGGAGTCCATCCATCATTGTTCTTGCTATTCACGTCAGCGCCAGCACGAAGAAGTTTTTTTACCTCTTTTAAATCTCCTTCCAAGCATGCAGTTTGAAGTTTTTGATCATTTTTATCTTTATCCATTTTACTAAATTATTGTCATATATAAATCTCACGTAATGGAGAGTCTTTAGATTAGGGAAGCATCGTTCCTAAAAGTCGTGATTGGCGTGGTCCATCAGGACACACACATTGTGCAAAAGAACCTTCAAATCGTCCTTTCGATCCTTGTCGCGTGTATCGGCCAACTTTTGCTCAATGGCCATCTTCAAACGTGCGATGCTATTCTTATACACCATCACTTTGTCCGACATACCGCGCTCTTTCGCCAAGACCATCCAGCCCAATTCTTCAAACATGCGCTTGTGCCAGCAGATGATGCCGTCAAATGTGGAATCACAGCATGTTCCTGGGCCGTGGTACATTTTCATGGTTTTTCCCTTGTTCATCTTGTTCATTCGTTTGCTTCGCGTACGCGTTTTTCCACCCATAGATTGCATAGGCGTATGCATAGATTCCTTTCGATCTTCACGATCCTCTCGATATCCCATAGTAGTATCCATCGTTTATATAATAAACGCAGATTTTTGCTAAATATTTTATAAACATCAATTCTACTCCGTTTGTATTATTGTAATTAAAATTCCGGCTCGTGTTTCTTGAACAAACACCCCTGTTTCGACAAATTCAAAATGGGAATAATCATATTGGGATCCTGCATCGTACAATTGTCGAGCCAAATTTTGATGATACAAAAGTTTTTCTTCGGTGAAATCGTAATCCCATTGAGCGACGAACTTTTCGTCTTGTCTACACAGAGCGTCTCTCCACAGAGAGCATAAAACAAGCATTTCCACACAGCGGGCACTTGTTTATTGATGACCTTGAACGAAAAACACCCCCCATTGCGGTTTTTCGGGTCTTCCCACATGGGAGTAATACCATCGCGCATGACAAACAACATGCAGAACTTGACAATGTTTTCCGACATGTGTTCATTGATTGCGACTAATGATTCCACCGTATCTATATTCGATAGGATAGATTTGTAACTCTGCAAATCCCACTGTTTGTCGTGTGGTAAATGGTAATATAAATTCCATTTACCAATCAAATTGTGTTGGGGGGGTGGGATGGATGGGCTATCCATGGTTGTGTTTCTTTGATTATATATTTCAAATACCCTTACTATAGTAAATGGAACAATCTTTAAATCATTTTTTCGACATCATAAACCTCTCTTTGATGGGGTAACATGGGTATTTTGTACTGATCAATGATTTGACAACACAAATGTGTCAATTTGGGGATTGGCCGTCTCAACAAATAGAGTTTCATGGTGCGATGGCTCGTATCGATATAGTGTTGCGAATATAGTTCGGTCGGTCTTCTTGGATTCGGGATAACATTGTATTGCATGATACGAACAACGCGGTCTTTGATGTCTACGATGGAAAAATGCGGCATGGTAATTTCGCCAACTTTGGCAATACAAATGTCTCCTGGTATGAGATGCCGCAGTTGAGTAGGTACTGTGTTGTAATTTGTTTCAGTTGTCCGATAAACCAAATCGGGTTGCATTTACTATAGATATAGGTATATTGTTTATCGGTGTATTTTAGCGTCCGCGAAGACCTAGTAGTTGTTCAGCTACTTCTCTATCATCCATCGGTGGAAG